GTAATTTGGGATATTTACGACGCTGAAAGCATATCGAAAAAGCATCTGGCAAGGGAACAAATCGAAGGCGAAGAATATCTAAAAAGGGTCGTTCTGGTTTCGACTTATGATCGGGAAAAAGAAGATACGCAATTCGAATATGAAAAAGTAAAAAAAGCTTTAGTTCTGAAATTGGTCGATATTTCCGAAACCGCAGCCACAAACGCAGGGTTTCCGGCATATACCAGAGGGACTGAACCGGACAATTTCGCCGCAGTTTACGAAATTTGGGAGCAGGGCGAAAAAGACAAAGATGTTGTTCTGAAAAAATCCGGGGTTTTCCGCTCAAGAACAGGGCAAGTTTTTAATTATTTGCCATTCTTTCTGGTAGCAGCCGATAAAAAAACATTTTGCCCGGCATTCAAGGCAGCAGAAAAAATACAATTCGAATATTCAAATCAAGAATCTTCTTTCCGGGAGTCGCTGAAAATAAGTAATTTTCCGATGCTGGTTTATAAGTCCGAAAGAAACGGCCTGCCGGAAGAAATGCGCCGCACCCTGAACGCAGATGGAGAAACTTACACAGTCGAAAAAACCCTGACCTTGTCACCACAAGCGGTCTTTGAGATTGGTGAAAATGATGATTTGTCATGGCTTGAACACCAATGCCATAATTACGAAGCCACGCAAAGAGAACTTGAGCTAATGCGGTATCAAATCACAGCCGCAATCGTGAACAAATTATCCGATCAGGCTACGCAGAGAACTAAGGCTCAGTTTGAGGGCGAACAAATGACAAATACAGCACCATTGATCCCTTTTGTCAGCTCCGGACAATCTGCAATTCAGGCAGCAGCCACAGCAAGCGTTTTCTTTTTGGGCTTGCCTCCGGAAAAAGCGCCGATTATTGAACTAAACAAAGATTTTATCAGGGAAATAGCCGAATCCGGATTAATGGTAGCTATAAAAGATTCATGGCTTGATGGCCTGATTTCCGGAGATACGGCAATCAAGATTTTGCAGGATAAAGAGATTCTTGACGTTCCGACGAATTTTAAATTGGAGCAAGAAAAAATTCAGGAAGAACGGACGATGGCGGGAACCGAGCCGGTCAGGGGAAATGTTGAGCCTCCGGAAATGGATGAAAACGAAAGTGACGATGAATGAGCACAAAAATAATAGACTTCTTTGATTTTCAGGACTTAATTTTTCAGATTTTAGAAAACATTCCCGAAGAAAAGCGAGCGCCGGAAAGCCGGATTGACGGATGGATCCGGACGGCACATAGGCATATTCAAGACGGCGAATACGACATATCAGTCGTAAAACTGGCAATCAAACACATGGAAGATCTTGACGATGGCGATTTTAAAATATCGGTCGGGGCTTTCGTCGCCTTGATGCAGTGGTATGACGTAAATTTAACTTTGTCTGCGGAAATGCCGGAGTATGATCCGAGTGTTGAAGTTTTTATTGATGGGTAGTGATGAAAAAAACCCCAGACGATAAAATACTCGACAGAATAGTCGAGACGCAAGCCTTGTTAAATCGGTATGAACCGGCAAGCGTGGAAAACCTTACCGAAGCGCTACAGGGTGTTGTTGATGCTATCGCCAGAAAGCTACCAAAAGCAACCGGAACAAACCGCCAGAAGCTACAGACACTATACAAGCAAGCCAGATTCGAACTGAACAAGCTCAAAACCCCATTCATTAATGATTTATCAGGTGACATGGAAAATACCGGGAAAATTGCCTATGATGCGACCGCTAAAGGCTTTAGTGAGGGCTTAGATTTACAAGCATTGACTTTCGACCAGTTGCCGACCTCAGCTATTGCAATGTGGACTGATTTAAGCACTGATATATCAATGTGGGCTTACGATGAAAAACGGATATTTAAGCCGATGAAGGAAATTACGAAGGCTTTCGCAGGACATGAAAAAGCATTCAGGGCGGCGATAACCCAGTCTTTGGCGGAGGGCTTAGGAACAAAAGCAACTCAGCGGCGATTTAAGGAGCTCACTTTAAGCAAAATATCAAATGCCGGAATCAGGGCAATCGCCCGAACCGCTATTGCTGAATCAATGACGAGAGCAAGAAACTACAGCTACGACAATAATTTTTCGGACGTGATTACCGGCTATCAATGGATTTCTACTCTTGACTCAAGGACGACAATTATTTGCGCAAGTCAGGCCGGATTGATTCACAAAAAACGGTCAGATTTTCTTTATGGTGATCCTCCGTTACATTTTGGCTGTCGTTCAATTATCGTTCCCATAACCGACTTTTCCGATAAAGAAAACATAAGAGTCAGAACTCGCACATGGGACGAAGTCCAGAGCATCGACGGCGACAAACAAAAATATACAAAGTTTGTCCTGGCTTCAGACGAAGTAAAAAATATCAAACTGCCAGACCAGCGGACGAAATTTAATGCTTTTGATGTCTGGTTTAAGCAATTGCCGCAGGAAAGACAAGTTCAATGGTTGGGCCCGCAGAAATACAAAATCTATCAGACCGGAAATTTGGGAATGAAGCAACTCGTTGATGGAGCCGGAAAAATACGCACAGTCGAAGAACTGGCGAAGCTGGCCGGAATTGATGCGGAGCAATTAAAGGAAATCAGGCGGAACACAATTCCGGCATATCAGCCGAGAGTTACTAAGTTTCGTGCGGCGGCGGAGCGGAGAGGGGAAATTTAATCATTTCCCTCCCTCCAAAAATTCAATAATATGAGCCTCAGAAAACCGGATCTGACCGCTTTTCATTCGGTAGCATTTTATTAAGCCTTTTCGGGCGAATCTGTAAATCACTGCGGTGGCAATGCGCAACATTTTGGCGGCTTCTTCTGCGGTGTAAAGTTTCATTTTTTTAACTCCCTTTCGACTCTCTTTTTCCTATCCCAATCTAACTCAGAAAAAATCCGTAAATATTCCGCCAAAGGCGTTTCTTTTTTCGCCCTTTTCATCATTTTGTCGCCAAGATACAGCGGACTGTATTTCATGCCACACGATACGCAAAAGTAATTACGCTCAATCATATTTTTTTTCAAATCTCCACCGCACTTTTCACAAACCATATTACCTCCCTCCAAATTGTTTCACGTGAAACATTAAAACCAAAGCACATCATAATACATTATAGTAAACTCCATATCTTTATGCAAGCGCTTTCGCTATTGTTTTTACATCTAAAATCTGTAAAACTAAAAGAGCATGGGGCTAAACTTTAGCGTGAGACACGCATTCCAAAGCCGAGAGGCAATTCAATCAGAAATCGGCGAGAGGCCGAAAGGGGTAAATTATGTCTGAAATTTTAACAGCTTACAAATCTATCGACGAAGCACCGGAAGCAGAAAAGCCGTACCTGAAGGAAACCGAAGGCGGAATTATCTACGACAATACCGGGCTGAAAAACACTGTCGAATCGCAACGCAGAGCGGAACGAGAAGCCAGGGCCGAAGCGGAAAGATACCGCAGCCAGCTTGAAGCGCTTAAAAACGAATCAGAAAAACATAGCGAAAAGAAAGCCGACACAGCAGAAACTAAAAAATCCGCAGAGGCTGAGAAAATCGCAGAGCTTGAAAAAGGGCTTGAATTAATGAAAAGCGAGCGGGAGCGGGAACGGCTGGAAAATATGCGAATGAGATTACATACTCAGATAAAAGAAGCAATTGCGGCAAACAATATGCAGGAGAAAGCTTTCAAGGCATATAAAGACGATTTCGCTTTTGACGAATCCGGCAAAGTTTTCGTAAAAGATGAAGATGGAAAACCCAGGCTGAACCCGGCGACAGGCGAGAGATTGACTATTTCAGACTATTTGAAAGAAGAGGCGAAAGCTGATCCCTGGCTTTTGAAAAACTCGGCGAGCGGAACCGGCGCAAGTGGAACAGGTTTGCGGGGGGCAGTGAATCAGGTTGCAGCCTCGGCGGCAGAAATACGGACGATGAAAGAGAAATACAGAGAAGCGGCGATAAATGGAAATTTCCGCTTAGTCCAAAAATTGGAAACAGATGCCTTTAGAATGGGCGTAACTTTATAAAGGAGATAAAAAAATGGCTTCAACAGCAGCAAACGGATTGGTTACCAATCTCATCAATTTAAACGGCAGGTATTTAGGTATCGGCCAAAGGCAGTTTCCCCTTGCATCTGTAGCGGGAATATCAAGCGTGTTAAGGGGTAATGAAAGTGGCTTTACTCAGGTCGGCTCCATGAAGTTTAACATGAGTCAGACAACCAGTCTGGATGCTGCAAGCCAGCCGAGCCTCACAGAAAACGACACTTTTAACGACGTTACAAGTTCCCTGTATATTCCGACTCAAAACACAAATTATTGTAACGTTTTCAGAGAGGGTATAAAAGTTTCTGAAATGAAATTACGTGATTTGAAAATATCCGGAAATGCAATTGCAGGCGATATTCTTGTTTTGCAGTCAGTCCAAAACCAGATTACAGACCACATAAACCAGCTCAAAAAAGATTATAACAAGTCTATAATTTCCGGGACTGGCTCTGATGGATCAAAAGATTCCGACACAGCCTTTCAGATCCAAGGCCTTTATACCGGCATAAGTACCAATAAAATTAATGCCCTGAATGTTCCTTTATCTAAAAAGATAATGAAAAGCCTTTCGGCAAGCGTCAAAGATAATGGTGCGCCGATGGAAGATCCTTACATTGTGGCGGGATCTGAAATCGTCAATCAGGTTAATTCCCTTTTTGAGCTGGCGGAAAGATCAACAATGATGGGCGGAGTTAATTTGACAGAGATTCTTTTGCCGATAATTGGACGCTGTCGGGTTCTTTATGATAACGATATTCCTGATGGTGTTTTACTTCTTGTTGACATGGCAAGATTTGATCCTGTCTCCAATGGTCGCCCCGGTATTGCTGATATTGCGCTTGTTGAGCGTGTTTTATCCGGTCAAGGTCAACTTTGGGAAGTAATGGCTTATCTTGGCATTGATTACTGGCATGAATCACTTCATGGGGCCATTTATAATATTGCCGACGAAGTTTAATAAGGGGGAGAGATGAAACATTTATTTTTGATTATTGTTTTTTTATGCTCCCTGATGCCGGGCTTTGCTATGCAGCCTGCCATGAGCTTGACAGGCCAAGACTATAACCTCAGGGTTTATCTTGACTCAGTGCAAAAAGCCCTACAGGGTGAAACAGTTTGGAGTAGCATAACGGCGACAGAGGCGGCCACAAGTAGTTATACGACCACGACCACCATTTATCAGATTATTAAGCTTGTGGATGATGATGCAAGGCCTATGTACTGGTTTAATGACACGATTTCCGGTTTTTCCGTGGTTGCCACCGTTTCAAGCTCCACAGCGGCAAGCTCCACAGCAGGAGCGACAATTGGAACTGATACGCTGAATTTTAATGCGGGTTCGGCAGCGGCCTCGATTGTTTTAACCGGTACTTGGTCTATTGGTGACTCCATAGCGCTATCTGCTCCGGCTTTATCTATCGGGATCGGTGATGTGAGTTTAAAGAGTCAAGCAATTTTAACTTTTACCACTAACTAAGGGGCGGCGATGAAAGAAGAAAAAGAAGCTAAAGCAAACGTTCAGCGGGTATATGTTCGCATATCTCAGTTTTCTATGGGCGGCAAGGATTATATTGCTCAATATGACAAGCTGAGAAAGCGCCATTATTACGACATTAGTCCAGACATGCCGGAAAACATGGTTAAATTTATCATGAGAAAGGCTGTTAAGGTTTCGTAATGGCTATAGTTTTTGACTCCACAGTCGGCGGCGCAAGCGCAAACAGCTATGCAAGTGTCGCCGACTATGCACAATATCGGGAAAATGCCGGACTTTCCGCACGAACGACGGAGCAGGCACAAGTTGACCTTATCCGGGCGACTAAGTTTATCGAAATGCAATACCGGGGTTCATGGAGAACTCAGGCAAAAACCGATCCTACTCAGGCGCTGCACTGGCCTCAGACAGGGGCCGTTGATGTTGACGGCTCTACACTTGCGGACGATGAAATTCCCGAAAGAGTCAAAGAAGCGGTTTACGAATACGCAATCCGGGCCGAGTCTCAAACAGGGCTTGACCCGGCTATTGCAACGAACATCAAGTCTCAGGAATTAGAGGGGTTAGGCCGTCAGGATTTTTTCAGCCCGCTGAAAGACGGATCTTTGCCTGATGCTTTTAAATTTCTGGACAAAATTCTTTACGGCTTAATTTCCGAAAGCTCCGGAGGTGTCAGAATTTTAAAGGCGGTGCGTGGCTAATGCGTTCTGGTTTCGAGTCAATGCGGGATTCTTTGTTTTCGGATTTTTCCGACTTCATTGATGACGCAACGATTCGAGAGGGAGCCGAAGAAATTTACGACCCGGCGACAGGAACCACAAGCACAGTTTACGATGTGTCAATCGCAACAAAATGCTTTCGAAAAGATTATAGCTCAGAGCAGGTACAGGGCGAGATTTTAGCCGGGGACACAGAAATAATCATTAAATCAGGTGGCATTTCCGAAGTCAGGCCGAATAGCCGGGTAACGGTCGGATCTGATTCCTATAATGTCATTATGTCAAAACCTGTTCCGAAAAAAGAGCCGATTATCCAGAGATTACATTGCAGGGGGTTCGGTGATGCTTAAATTGTCCGGACTGGAAAATCTGAACAAAGCCCTGAAAAGGTATGCAGAGGCCACCAGTAAAGCTCCGGTTATCGTCGCTAAAGAAATCGGGCTGGAAATTTACAAACAGGCGCTTTTTACGACTCCGGTCGATACAGGTCGGCTTGTGGGAGCTTGGCAAATATCAGAAGGAAGTCAAGCAAGCTTTGTCACGAATCCCTATGACGACGATGTTTACCGGAAGCCGATAGAGCAGCAAATCAAGCGTGAATCAGTTGATCGGACAGAATCGACGATTGATAATATTCGGGGTGGTAGTATTATCTGGGTTGCTAATAACGTCGATTATGCGCCATTTCAAGAAGCAAAAAAGCTGATGCTTTCCGCAGCCGTTGAATACGCACGAAACCGGGCTGATAAGCTGGCTAAGGAGGCTTTTTAATGGATGTTCAAGCCATAAAAACCGCCTTTGAAGCCGAATTAAATTCTTGGTGGCCGACAGCCGGGAATACTCCCATAAATTGGGAAAATGTACCATTCACCCCACCGGCGGGAATTTTTATAACTCCGCTGGTCACTTTTGCAGATGCGACAGAAAACGAACTTGGCAGCAATCCCCTGGTTTTAATCAGCGGTATTTTTTCCGTTCTGGTTTCGGGGCCGGTAAATTCCGGATCGGGAACAATACTGGCAAAAGTAAACTTGATAAACAACCGGTTCAGCAGCTACAAATTTTCTGACGTTCATACCGGGCCGGGCAGAATTGTGGTTATTGGCGAAGATGAAAACAAATATCATGTACAAGTAAGAATCCCTTTTAAAGCCCGGCAAAGGGCAAGGAGTTAAATATTATGGCTATAGCTGCAACCGGGGCATTGATGCCCTTGAACTACATCGAAGAGACGACAGTCGGAACGACACCGACCACAGGTACAGTTAAAAAAATTAATTGCTCCGCTGAAACTTTCGAAGCGAGCAAACCCCGGAACGTGTCTGCTGACATTTCCGAAAACAGGAAAAAGAAGGCTTTAATTTCCGGTTTGCGGAGATTATCAGGCGGCTTTAATGCTGAACTCGGAAAGGGTTACGAAGATTTTTTTCGCTCCCTGCTCAGGCGAAAGGTTTACACCACAGCCACATTTTCAGATACCGTTTCCGTTGCGACCGCCACCGGAGATATTACAGCCGAAATAACATTTTCCGGGGCCGTTTCCATTTCCGGCATGATTGCGGGTGGCCCGATAAAGTTATCCGGATTCACTGACACCGACTTGAACGACATTTTTTACGTGGTTTCTGCGAGTGGAGCGACTGGTAAAGCTGTTATTGGTCGGCTGAACAGCGAGCAAGATTTATCCGGAATTTCCGAAGCTGGAACAGCGGCCACGATTACGCAAACTTATATTGAGGGAGCGGGGCGCAATCCAGTATCTTTTACAGTTGAGAAAGTCAATACACAGATCGGAGCTGATAACGGCGTGATTCGTCTGGCCGGTGAGCAGGTCGCAAGCTGTTCTTTCGGTTTTGCTCCGGGTGATGCTCCGTCTCTCGGTTTTGATTTTATGGGTGAGTCGAAATCACTTGCGAATGATAGCCTTTTAGGGCCCCATGACTGGGTTTCTGATGGCATAAATGCGGCAGCAGCTACGAGCATCGCCATAAAATCAGGAACGACGAATCCAGCAGCTGGCGACATCGTATATTTTGCTGACGACACTACGAAAACAGGTTACACAGTCACTGGCTATACCACAGGTCAGCTTGTCATTTCTCCGGCACTCGCAGAAGCCACCACCGACGGAGGAAAACTTTATTTTTCAAGACCAGCGACCGACCCCGGCAACGATCAGAAAATGGAAAATAACCTCGGACGTGTCGTTATTGATGGAGCCGTTTTTTGCCTGAGTGCCGCAGATATGACAATCAGCAATAATTTAGCTCAGGTCGATTGCATCGGCAGTGTTGACGCTGACCAGCTCATTGCAGGGGACGAGACGATCACAGGGACGATTTCGGCGAATTACAGCGATGCCGTACAATCTTCCCTTGTGGATAAGGTTATCGCTTCTAAGAGCTTCTCTATGTCGCTGTTTGCGTCTGATGTAGATGGTAATGTATTCTGTTTGCAGTTTCCACGGCTTGAGGGCGACGAAGAACTCATAAAAAGGGCTGACAATATGGCCTTGATCCAAAATATCCCGGTCAAGGCTCTCGAAGATGGAACAACAGGGGCAAGTTGTTATATTCATGTTTTAAGTGCGTAATAATTAATTTTTGGTTTCGGCGGTTGGCGACTAAGCCCCAACAGCTGACCGCTGGAACCATTCAAAAAGGGGCTACAAATGGACTTTTCACAGACAATCGACAAACAAAGAGATTTCAAGTTTTCAGAAATGACCG